AAAATTATCAACACCATTACCATCAGAACCATCAGTGACAATATAATTTACTTGAACTGACGCCCCATTAAGAGGCTTTCTGCCAAACAATCCATCGCCGAACAATATCTCATATCTACCGCCTTCTACAGCCTGCACGAAATACACCTCAGATCCTCCCTTTAGACCAAATAGGGAAGCAGCAAAAACAAATTGAGTGTTAGATAAGCCAGAATTTTCAACAACATTGACTGTTATAGTATTGATGTCGATGTTCTGATTTGACAATATAAATCTTTGATCTTCTATGTCATAATCTACAACAAAGCTATCATTGAAATAGTCGCCTTCGCTTATTTGTATGTTTTCTACAGAAAACGTACTATTACTTGATGTGAACGTAAGAGACTGATCTGTTACGAAAGTATATGTTCCATTAGAATTATATCCAGAAAACCTAGTTCCTTTTGGGATAGTAAGTTTATTGGTAGTAAATCCGGATGTGTCAACAGTAAAACTTACATTTGCTGCTGCAGCATGAGAGCTTCTTGGAATATAATTCAGCTCTTTAGCGTGAGAAATAACAGAATCAATTTTTTGGGCTGAATCCAAAAACATCTCTGAAGCTACCATGTTAAGGTAGAAAGAATTCAAATAAGAATTATAAGCCATAACGTCCAAAAGAACGCTCATGTTTGAACCATCAAAGTTATAATCTTTGAAGGTTGACTGGGCTTTTAGATAATCTTTGAAATTCTGCTTGAGAGTATCAAAGTCTAAGGAAGCGAGATTTATTGAACTGTTTGCCATTTATCGAACTCTTTTTAGTAGCATCGTAAGAGTAAATTCTTCTGGATTATTTATTAGATTATAAATCAATGTTATTTCAATAGAATTTTCGTCGCTGGGTACAGAAGTTACTAAGGTCTGTAGAAGGTTTACTCTTGGCTCGTTGTTTTCTATTGTATTCTCTATATACATTTTTATAGTCCCAAGAGCATCTGTCGTATTAAGTTCAAACAGTGCAGCCGAAACGTCTGAACCAACAGTAGGTTGAAATAATCTTTCTCCTAAATTGGTTCTCATAAGATTTTTTAAAGATTGTGTAACAGAATCTTCATTAGAAACTTTAGCTAATTGACCTCCCAATGGAGTTTTAGCAAAACTTGTCATAAAATCGGAGAAAAAATCAACTTGTCTTTTTGCTCCAGTGAAAGTATCTGCTCTTGTTGGTTTGGTTGCCATTAGCTTACCTTTACGAAACTTTTGCCCTCTTGGGCTTTGGGATTACAGTGTTCTCCTCCTAGAGAAGGACACAAACTATCTTGTTGCGCACTATCACCCTTTACAATAACAGATTTACCGTTAATCTTTACATAAGTTTTCGAAGCAATCAACCCACCTTGACCGTGACTATTTTGGTCGTTTTCGACAGCCCACAATTGACCATCTATTTTAACAAAAGACTGCCCAGAAACTATAGTAGTAGCTCCACATGATCTTTGTTGGTTGTTTACATGTGCCTCTGCCATTATATTTACCCTTGCTTAAATTCGATAGATGGCGAAGTAATTGTAATAGACCCTGAACTTATTTCTATCTTAGAGCTTCCTACTTTTAATGTTATCTTAGAACTAGCATTAATCATTACTTCAGAAGCTGCATTTACTTGAACATCAGAAGCAGAATTGATTGTAGCTGTAGAACCTGTCTGAATAAACATGGTACTACCAGTTTCGATCTTACCTTTCTGCTTAATATAAGTGTCCATGTTCTGACCAGCATTGATAGCATAATCTTCTTTAACAACAGTGGCTTTATTCTTTTCGCCCATACTGACAATATCGCCTTGAACATGATTAAAATAATCTTTGTCGTATGAGTTTCTTACTGTACCAGAATATCCTCTAGAACTTACAGCCTCTGAACCTGTTTTGATCTTGGCTGTATCTCCTGATATTTTTACTTCTTTATTTTTGGTACCACGATAATAATTCTTACCGCCAGCTTGCCCAATATCTCCAGCAACTTCTGTTCTTTGAGTGGATTCTACATTAATATCATGATGACCGTCAACATGCGTTGATTTTCCGCCAGCTACATAATGCCTTACTTCGCCGGATCTTAGGCTAGTATTAATTTCTTTTTTCTTATCATTATTTTCTATTGTATCGTATGCGCCAGAAGGGTGAGTTTTCTGAGAATATGTTTTATCTTTTTCTTCTTTGTACTCGTAATGCCATCTACTTCCGCCACACTCTCTCCATTCTCCAGTAATGAATCCATATTTTGGTTCAATGTCTTGTTCAGAAACGCCGTCTTTTGGTAGTTTTTTATTGTCATCAACCATTACGAAATTCCTAATATTGTTAACATGCTTGATACTTTGGTTAAACCAGTCGTTGAAATATCGCCGCCAGAATAACTTCCTCCAGAATAACTTCCAAACCCAGAACCAGCTGCTCCGCCACCACCGCCAGAATTACCACCAAAAGAACCAAAACCGCCTAACTGAGAAGGTAATCCCATTCCTCCTAGAACTCCGCCTAATCCTCCTCCGCCAACACCAAAACCTCCCATGATATTACTTAAACCTCCCATGCCTCCAAGAGCTCCTAACGGAGAACCTCCTCCTAGAGCTTGTTTGCCTATCTGGAATATTTGGTTATTCAAACCCATATCTTTCTGAAATTGTTGCATTACATTCTGTATATTACCGCCCTGAATAGCAGAATTTGGTAAACTTGTTTGCGTGGTTAACATACCAATTAATGATTGTAATTGCCCGCCGAGCATACCACCCATACCACTAGACTTGTTAGAATTTTTACCAGCGCCCAAATCCATAGTGTTAGATTCTATTGTTACCATTTGATCATAAAGAATATCGTTAAGTTTGCTTGCTGTAAGAAATCTAATTGGTTTGTTGTTTGTGTCTAACTCAAAGTATTTGTCTATTTCGTTTGCTATGGTTGTTTCAGAAACAGAAAATACTTCTTCGCTTGATGTGCTAAAATGATACGATTTTGGCGCCTTCTTTACATAAACCTTAGTTGTTCCATCAGGAGACACCCATTGATCGTAACCAGGATAAGGGTCATTATCTATGGTATAATATCTTTTTACATAATTGTCAGGAACAGCGTCTATCAATATAACAGGAGAAGGAACAATATCTCCAAATACGGTGTCATCATATTTTGATACAGGTATACTAAGCGGTCCGAAATACAAAGCCAACCTAATCAGATTAGCCAAAGAATTTTTCACAATATCTCTGTATAAAGAATTTATTTCTTCCAAACCATTTTGATCAAGAACATCAACGAACAAAGCAATAACTGATTCGAAATTGTGTTTTTTAGTTAGAATACAGAGAGCTCCAGTAAACGAATCATTAAGAATCACAGATGGCCCAGAAGGAACTCCGCTATACGGCTGTTGAGGATTACTCATAGAAGCGCCAGAACCTATAGCCAACAAAGAAGTTATCTGTTGCATCTGTTGGTAAAGTTGCGGCATAACCTGACCATGTCCGCTTCCATCGACCATTTGGATTATTTGGGGTAAATCTTTACTACCAATCTCTCCAGAAGCTGTAGTTGGTTTGTCAGCGTTTTTAGCATGTTCGTCTCTAACGTCAGAGAGTTTCTCAGCGTCTTTACCTTTAACTCTTGGAGCGTCAGCATATTTTACTTCGCCTTTAAGAATTTTGGGTTGTTGTTTACGATGAAAAACAGACTTTCCTTGATCGAATGCTTTTTTTGCCATAATTAATCGTCCTTCGAAACTGCAGGGTTATCTACACCCTTAACTCTTATTGAACCACCAGAATTTTTCTGAGCTTCTTGTGTATCCCTACCAATTCCACCATTGCTGTCCTCATGGCCTTCAGGCATATCTCCTCTTGGTAAAGAACCAAGAACAATAGGATATTGCATAGCATGATCATGAGGCAAGAAAGTAACAAGAACTCTAGAACCAACTCTCAAGCCATGCGGCGCATGACCAAGTTTAGCAGTAGCAGCAGATGTGCTAGGTTGAACTACCATCGCCCAAGGCAATGCATCATCTTTAATAGCTTGTTCGTCGTTATGTTCATTATAGATTCTTACCTTCACACGTCCTGATTTGGTTGGATCGTCTTCAAAATTTCTTACTTCAGCAATATAAAACATTATCCTTGACCTCCACCGCCACGCTTAAATGACGCCTTTACAACTCTCAGAACCATTGTACAATGTGGCGGTTCTGCAGAAATTCTATATTTTGTTCTTATCGCCACAACTAAACATTTGCCATTGAATTGACCTTCGCCTTCTTGCGTATCGCTGTTCGCTTTTTTAGGAATATCCAACTCAATCATAGAACCAAGTTTAATATTAGGATTATAATATGTTTCTAATTCTGCGGAATTTTGAGCTAAGTGAGCAAGAAAGGCAGCTCTTTTTGTTTTGGCTTCTGATGTTGTATGTTTGTCTTTATTGTTAGCTTTATCATGTATATATCTAACGGGCAATGANTTAGCGTATGAAGGAGATTGATCGTAAACTCCTTGACTNTCAGCAAATTTAAACTTGTTTTGTTTTTGACTATTTGTGGCCACAACCTTGTGAGAAGTTAAATCGACAGTATATTCTTCTGTTTTATCCAAAGCTCTTGGACCAGAATCAAAATTCTTGGAAGGTCTGAACCACATAATAGAATTTTGTCTAGCGTTTTGATCTTTTGAATCAAAATTTAAATTTGTTGACTGTTTTAGCTTTACAGTTGGCTGGCTTTCGAATAATTCTTCAAAGGTTTTGAAGACATATTTGTGTTCGCCCTGTTCGTCTCCTTGTTGGAAAAGAGCAAAAGTTGAAGACTGATACTTTTCGGAAACATGTTCTGTATTCATTTTCTTTAACGCATCTAATGGATGCATTTTTGATATAACAATTCTACGGTTTCCTTTGGTAGTTCCAATATCCATTTTTCTTTTGGATTTGAAACCTTCTTTGAGCACATGTTCTACAACTTCGCTTGTTTTGCCGTTGAAACTTTTTTCTATGTGGTTACCTTGAGCGTTCAAAAACTCAGGAGAAACACATCTAATGTCATATTGTTTGTTGTGACCAGAACCTACATTATTTCTTGATTGGTCGTTAAGGTTTTTGTTCTGGAACATTTTGAATTTAAAATTACCGCCGCCCCCAGAACTTAGAATGTTATCGTCTCCGGAGAATCTTATCTCGACTTCCTGGTCAAAAGAACCATTAATTTTATTTTTGCTAAGAGCGTCTGTTGGATCTATAACTCGTAATTCTGCGACTGGACCGTATGGGTTCAATATATCTTCATAGATATTGAAACCAACTATTGATGCCTCCCCAGTTTTTACAAGATCCATATTGCCAACTTTAATTGACGAAACTTTAATGTCTCCAGCAGCCATATTATTCCTTCAATAGATCAGTTAGATTATCAACAGCAACTTGTTTCAAGCTACTGTCCAACACTCTAATTGTTTTGTTATATTCGTTCTTTTCTATTTCTTCTTCTAACAAAGTCACAGGTTTCCAATAAACTTGCTCGTCTGCTGGTATGTTTACTGCAACGGTTCTTTCTGAAACAAACACATTATTGGCTTCGCTTTCTCTGCCATAGATATAACTAGTAGAAACAATATCAAAATCTTCTCCGGTTTTGACATAACCATTAGTGTGTTTAACAGTCACAGTATTTCCTGATACTGCCATAATCTGACCTTTGCCATAATAAAATTGATCAAAATGAATATCACAAATTTCGTCAATTACATAAGAAGGAGAATTAGTATTAACAACATACTCCATTATTTCGTTTGTGTTTGTTTTCCACTCTACTTGTCTTCTTTTGTATGACATAATTTTGTTATAACTACCAAAGATGGGTTCCCAATATTTCTGCTGCCCAGCAGTAAGAGCGTTATAAGCGCTGACGCCAATATCATCTTGACCAACCCAATTGTTAGTGTAATGACTTATTTTGGTCTGAGCATTATAATAAGACCCATATTTTAAAGTAATGAATTCTTGCATTTCTCTTTCGCCGAGATACCATTCATAATATGGATCAACAATCTTATTGACAACATAAACTATCCAACTTTTGTATTGGTCGTCGTAATATCTTGCAGAAAACTGATCAGCTCTTTCGTTATCTGTAATTTCGTATGGATAAAACAAATAAGGTTCTGTTGCAATTTTATCTAAAACTGCTACACGTCTGGTAATATCTATAGCCTCTGTATTGGCATAAGTTATTACAGGAAATTTGTCGAAATATCTCTGAGCCATTGGTTACTCTTGATAGTTGTCTTTGCTCCACAGCTCGATTTCTTTTAGCTGAAGAGACAAATTTACGATAGTTGGGGCGCCAGTTTTAAAAAACGAAGGCATACCAGCACCAGTATAATCTACTTGAACTGAAACTATAGCACAAGGTTTGATCTTAAAAAGATAATCATCGGGAGTAAAAGAAACATTACAAATATTTGGATATCTCATCATCAAGTCTGTTCTGCCACCAGAAGGCAAAGCAGCTCTTTTACAAGTATTGATAATTCTTTTGAGAGTTTCTGACTCTTGTTCTGTGTTCGGAGCCAATGACCACTGTAAAGTGTGTTCTTTAAAGTTTGGTCTTTTGAACATCATGAACTGGAATGGATTAACTGACTGGCTGCTAAAGGTTCCTGCCATATCCAACCCAGAGGCCAATTGAGAAGCTAGTTGACCGATCTGGCCAGCGCCGGGAATATATTGCCCAACAGCCTGCAGGCCCTGACCTATGGCAGCTGTTCCTGACCATTCTTCCCATATAATGACTTCACTATCATTCAATCTTCTTGGGAATGGCAAAGTGACGCTGTTTCCGAGCATTATAGCTCCAGCGCCTCCAGTAAAACTGTAATTGTATTCAGAAAACGTCAATTTCGTAAAAAATTTTCTATTACTTTGCTCCAAGTCATTGGGGAAAGTATCATTAGTTTTCTGGTTTCTGCCAGGTGGCTGTGGAAAATTAATTGTACGGGCCATTGAGTTCCTGTTTTGGGTATAAATATAGTTACTTCATTTATTTATTACAAAAAACAACGATGGCTACTTATAAAGGATTCTTCAAACCAAGAAATCCACAAAAATATAAAGGCGACCCTACTAATATTGTATACCGCTCCAGATGGGAATTGTTAGTAATGAGCCGATTTGACGCTGACCCCCAGGTAATATGGTGGTCCTCTGAGGAAACTGTTATACCATACAGATCCCCAGTGGACAACCGTATTCATAGATATTATGTGGATTTTACTGCAAGGTTAAATACCATTGACGGTAAGTCAAAAACGGTTCTCATTGAGGTCAAACCTTATGCGCAGACAATACCACCAGCGCTCCAAGAAAGTAAGAAGAAGTCAAAAAGATATATACAAGAAGTGATGACTTGGGGAGTAAATTCGGCCAAATGGAAGGCTGCCAGAGAATACTGCAGAGACCGAGGTTTTGAGTTTAAGATTATGACAGAAAAAGAATTAGGAATACCAAAAGGATACTAATGGCCGAAGACGATTTTTCCAAGATTGTAAGGAATGCTGGCAAAGCTCTTTCGAATGATTCGAAAGCGGCTCTTGATTGGTTTTATGATACGATCGATGACGTAAAGAAACCCAAATCCAAGCCATTTACCAAGGATTCTATGCCAAAGGTAGGCAGAATGTATCTGTTCGCCTACGACCCAAAGCACAAAGATAAACTACCATTCTATGACGCTTTCCCTTTAGTTTTCCCTATAGAATTTTACATCGATGGCATTCTGGGCATCAATCTGCATTATCTTCCGTATATGCAACGTACACAATTGATGTCTGCCCTACAATCTATCACAAACAATAATAAATATAATGAAACAACCAAATTGAACATATCTTATGAATTATTGAGTAGATATGCAAACCAATTCAAAGGTTTTGAGAGTTGCGTCAAGAGATATCTGTATGGGCATGTAAGAAGTTCGTTTCATGAGGTGTATCCATATTATTGGGGTAAGGCGATTATATTACCACTACAAAGATGGAAAGTTAACCCAAACAAGAGATATAGCGGTTCGCCGCCTTATTAGGAACAAAGATGCCATTTGACATAAACAAATTCCAAACTAATATCCGAGATTTTGGGTATATTGACAACAATTCGTTCTCGGTCTTGGTCCAGACTCCAAAGGTTATGACTGGAGCCAGTCTCAGCAATCAAGGAACGCCAACTGCTGTTTATAAAATAGCAGAAAATATGGAATTTAGAATAGATCAAGTAAAGGCTCCTGGTATATCTATTGTTACCACAGACATCAATAGATATGGTATCGGCCCAACACAGAAACAACCATTCAGCGCTCAGTTCCAAGAAATTAATATTTCCGTTCTGGGCGATCATTATTGTGAATTTTGGCAGTACTGGTATCAATGGACTAGAGCTGTGTTTCAGTTTAACGGTTCAACAGCTGGAAATTGGGCTCCAAACTATACGGCTGAGTATAAAGAAAATTATTCTTCTACCATAATCATATTCATATACGACCATTATGGTAACATCATCCAAAAAATAAACCTTTTCGAAGCCTTTCCAACAGCTATTAGAGAATTTCCTCTTTCTTGGGGGGATTCGAATCTCATGAAGATTAACGTACAAATAGCTTACACTGAATACACAATAGAAAATTCGACTTTAGAGAAATCTAATCTAGAAGATAAAAACAGATCAGTAATGACAGGCTATACAAGAGAAACAATATCAAGTTAATTATGGAGTTTAAATAATGTCTAAGTTACCTAAGATTGATTACCCAGTTTATAAAATTAATATACCTTCTTTGAAAAAAGACTATCAATTTAGACCGTTTTTGGTCAAAGAAGAAAAACTATTGTTGATGGCTAAAGAAAGCGAAAACCCAGCGGACGTGCTTTCGGCTATTAAACAAATCGTAAACAACTGCTCTATTGATTCCAAGTTGGATATTAGCAAACTGGCTCTGTTTGATATTGAGTATATTTTCCTTAGATTAAGAGCTATCTCTGTTGATAATGTTATTAAAGCATCATACAAAGATTCAGAAGATAATAAAGTATACGATTTTGAAATTAATCTTGACGATGTTAAGGTCAAGTATCCAGAGAACCTTGATAACAATATTAAAATTACGCCTAAGTCTGGCGTTATAATGAAATATCCTTCCGCTGCATTATATGATGATGCAGACTTTTTGGCCTTAGACAAAGATTATATGTTTGAGTTGATTCTTCGTTGTATAGATTCTATCTATTTTGAAGAGCAGATTTTCGAGGCCAAAGATTATAAGAAGGAAGAACTGAACGAATTCTTAGAAAACCTTAATATCAAGGTGTTCGAAAAGATCCAGGAATTCCTGTTGAATGTCCCTAAGATGGAATACAAGATTTTATATCAAAACGATCTGGGTCATGACAGAGAAATAGTTCTGNCTTCGTTAAACGATTTTTTTACGTGGCGCTGAGCCATACTGATCTGGGTAATTATTACTCTACTATATTTTCGTTGGTTCAGCACCATAAATATTCAATATCTGATGTAGAAAATCTTATACCATTTGAACGAGATATCTATGTGCAAATGTTGGTGAATTATATCAAAGAAGTAGAAGAAGCAAAAAGACAACAAGCAAATAGGTAAGAAATGGCAACGGCAGAATTAGCAGAAGTATCCAGAAGTATAAGATCAGCAATGGGAGAATCTGCTGGTCAATTCAGACAAGCTGCAAACGCTTCAGCAGCCAATCTTTCTAAAATAGTCAAAGATATTGCTACTACTTTTTCTGCACAAAGAAAAGATATTAACGACCTTCACAATAGTATTCAGGAAGGTCAATATGCTACAGAACAAACTAATGATAAGATAGATGGCCTAATCAGAATATTCCAAGAAACGGCCAGTATCCAAACAACTATGCAAGGTTATCTAAGCGATATTTCTAAAAACATTAGAATATTGAATAGAAACGTTGAAAGTATGAATACCAACCTTTCCAATAATTTGGTTGGATCTGGCACTGGTAATATTCTTAGTTCTCTTACTACTGGTTTAGGAAGCGTTGTTGAAAAAATCGGTGCCGCTGCAGTTGGTGGAGCAGTAGGTTATGTCGCTGGCGGCATGGGTGGCGGTGGTGGTGGAGCCACGGCAATGCAACCAAATGGTAGTTCCTCTGAAGCTATGTCATTTTTCCAGTCAAAAGGTTGGTCAAAAGAACAGTCAGCTGGTATTGTTGGCAATCTTCAAGTGGAATCTGAGAATTTTTCTTCTGCTGTAATAAGCGGAAAGAAAAAGGGCGATGGAGGCACAGCTGTTGGTATAGCACAATGGCATCCTGATAGGCAGGCAAGATTCCAACAAATAATGGGAAAACCATTAATTGGTTCTACATTCCAAGACCAACTTGCTTTCGTTGACTGGGAATTAAAAAATAGTGAAGCCAAAGCAGGCAATATTCTTAAAATGGCTAAATCTGCAGCTGATGCTGCTGCAAAGGTTGACGAATTTTATGAAAGATCTTCTGGCGAACATAGATCAAAAAGAATAGCTAATGCAGAAAGACTAACAAGTTCTAAAGGCGGCGAAACTGCTACGCCAGTAACATCTGCAGCAACTACACCCTCAACAACGCCAACTGCTACACCAGTTTCTAAGCCAGAAGCTGTACCTTCTGCTACTTCCCCAAGAACTGAAACAATTGGTAAAGAAGGCGGCCATGGCCCTATCAGTGGTGCTATGCATGAAGGACAAGCTCACGG